GCTGAAGCAGCCATAAGATTCCAAGCAGAAACTATGTCTGAGACGTTTCCAGCCGCTGGACCTGTGAAAGTTAAGATACTTGGAGATGAAACTAAGGATAAAACCGAAGCTGCCGAGCGTGTAAAGGCAGATATGAACTACGAAATCACTGAACGGATGGTTGAGTACCGTTCAGAACACGAAAGAATGCTCTATAGCCTTGGTCTAGCAGGGTCTGCGTTCAAAAAAGTGTACTTCGATCCTAATATGGGGCGACAAGTATCTGTGTATATACCAGCAGAAGACGTAATTGTGCCTTATGGAGCGAGTCATTTAGAGACAGCCGAGCGAGTTACGCACGTTATGCGTAAAACTAAGAACGAAATGATGAAACTTCAGGCTGGTGGGTTCTATAAAGAGACAGAATTAGGCGAACCACAACCGTATCACTCTGATATTGAAGAGAAAAAGGCTGAAGAAGGTGGATATAGCCTTACTGATGACAGTAGGTATGCGTTATACGAGTGTCATGTTGAGATGAACGTGCCGGGAATTGACGATGAAGAGGACATACCCAAGCCATACGTTGTAACTATCGAACGTGGGTCGGGAGAAGTCTTAGCGGTACGTAGAAATTACGAAGAAAACGACACATTAACCTTAAAAAATCAATTTTTTGTACATTATCCGTATGTTCCGGGGTTTGGGTTCTATGGATTAGGATTAATTCACATTATTGGTGGATATTCTCGTGCTGGCACGTCTATAATCCGCCAGTTGGTAGACGCAGGTACGCTATCTAACCTACCGGGTGGGTTAAAAACGCGGGGTTTGCGTATAAAAGGTGACGACGCGCCTATAGAACCGGGTGAATTTAAGGATGTAGACGTACCATCTGGTAGCATTCGTGACAATATTATGACTCTGCCGTATAAAGAGCCGTCACAAACACTCCTTACCTTGTTAGACCGTATTACTCAAGAAGGGCGCAGGTTAGGGGCCATTTCAGACTTAAACATCTCTGATATGTCCGCAAATGCTCCTGTAGGTACAACATTAGCGCTTTTAGAACGTACGTTAAAGCCTATGGCAGCGGTTCAGGCGCGTGTACATTACGCCATGAAACAAGAGTTCAAGCTGCTAAAGACCATTATTTCTGAACATGCACCTACTGAATACTCTTATCTACCTGAACGAGGAGAAGTAAGCGCACGTCAGATGGATTACATGATGGTGGACGTTATACCCGTCAGTGATCCAAACTCTTCAACGATGGCGCAGCGTGTTGTTCAGTATCAAGCAGTGCTGCAGATGGCGCAACAAGCGCCTCAGATATATAATCTACCTGTGCTACATAGAGAGATGATGGAGGTTCTAGGTATAAAGAACGCAGACAAGATTGTGCCTACCAAGGAAGACGCGAAGCCAACTGATCCTGTTAGTGAGAATATGGATGCCTTGATTGGTAAACCTATGAAAGCGTTTATCTACCAAGACCACCAATCGCATATCGCCGCGCACATGGCGTTCTTGCAAGATCCAATGATTGCGCAGATGATTGGGCAGAATCCACAAGCTAAACAAATCCTTGCGTCCTTGCAGGCTCATATTGCCGAACATCTTGGGTTTCAGTATCGTTCACAGATCGAAGAGAAGCTCGGTGCTCCGCTACCTTCTCCAAACGAGGAGATGCCAGAAGAAGTCGAGGTACAACTCTCTCGTCTTGTGGCTGATGCAGGTAGGCAGCTTACACAAACACATCAACAACAAGCTGCTCAGAAGAAAGCACAAGAGCAAGCGAAAGACCCTGTGTTACAAATGCAACAGGCTGAACTTCAAATTAAAGCACAAGAAGTTGAACGTAAGAAAACCAAAGATAAGGCAGATGCTGTTATTAGAGCAGAGCAACTCAAACTACAGCAAGCCAAAACCGCAACTGATGCTATGATTAAAGCAGAGGAGCTTAACATAGACAAAACAGAACTCGCCATCGACGCTGAAGTAAAAGGTGTGGAGATGGACCGAGCACGCCGTGAAGCGCAGGTTAAAACTGCTGTGGAGATGGCAAAAATAACACAACCAAAAAAAGGAGCTAAAGAATAATTCATGGCAACTACCGTCTTTGACGTGCTTATTAAAAATATCGACGAGGAAATCTCGTCTGCACGCACCTTTGTATGTGGTGGATCTCCAAAAGAGTATGCCGATTACAGAGAGGTTGTAGGCTTAATCCGAGGTCTTGAAGCCTGCAAACGTTTTGTAGAAGACCTTTCGCGTAACTATATGGAAAATGATAATGACTGAAGCAGCAATTAAAATAAATGAAGAGCAGGAGTTCGAGGCACAACTTCCAACCCCTGCAGGGTACAAAATACTTATTGCGTTACCAGAAGCCTCTGACACCTATGAAGGGTCAAGCGTTCTTAAATCAGAAAAGGAAAAAGACTTAGACCACATAATGTCTATTATTGGACTTGTTATGGATGTGGGTCCACAGGCATATAATGATAAGGAAAGGTTTCCCAACGGGCCGTGGTGCAAACAAGGTGATTACGTAATGTTCCGTATGAACTCAGGCACTAGATTTAAACTAGATGGTATGGAATACCGTCTAATGAATGATGATAGCATCGAGGCGGTTGTATCTGACCCTCGTGGCATCACACGCGCATAGGGGGGTACAATGGCTTTTCAAAAAGTAGAATTTGAATTTCCCGACACAGAAGACGATAAGATTGATGTAGAGCCTTCTAGTGCGGAGAAAATGAACTCCTCTGGAGATGTAGAAATAGAAGTTGAAGAAGAGAAACCTACAAAACCAGAGAAGGCTAAAGCGCCTGTAAAGGAAGACGACGTTGAAGTTGAGGTTGTAGACGATACACCCAAAGCGGATCGCGGGCGCAAGCCAATGAAAGAAGCGCCTGTAGATGTTACTGACGATGAACTCGCAGAATATTCTGAACGCGCTCAAAACAGGATTAAACATTTCTCTAAAGGCTATCACGAAGAACGTCGTAGGAAAGAGGAGGCAGAGCGTAGGAGTGTAGAGCTTGAACGCGCTACACAACAGTTGCTTGAAGAGAATAAAAAGCTAAAGGAGTCTACTAATAAAAGTCAGACAGCGCTTATATCTCAGGCTAAGAAAAACGCTGAAACCCAATTAGATGCTGCAAAAACAGCATACAAAACAGCGTATGATGCTGGTGACTCTGATGCAGTACTAGACGCAAACGATAAGCTATCAGATGCTAAGATTAAACTCGATAAATTAAACAATCTTAAAGTACCAGCTTTACAGGAAGAAGAAACACCTGTAGAGTTGTCACCAGAAGTATCTAAACCCGCCCCGGCTCCACAAGTCGATAAGCGAACCTTAGAATGGAAAGATAACAATTCTTGGTTTGGTGTGGATGATGAAATGACGAGCTTTGCGCTGGGGTTGCATAACAAGCTCGAAAAAGAGGGTGTTAACCCTCAAACAGAAGAATACTACGAGAGAATCGACACTCGTATGCGCCAAGTGTTCCCCGATAATTTCGAGGACACTGAAGAAGTCGAGGTAGCCCCGGAGCCGAAGCGGCAAGCACAGGTTGTGGCACCAGCAACGCGCAGTACTGCGCCGAAGAAGGTGACATTAACTAAAACACAAGTGCAAATCGCCAAGAGGCTTGGCCTGACCCCGCAACAATACGCCAAACAGGTTGCAATAGATATGAGGAAACAAAATGGCTGAAAACCGAATTGACCGTGAATTACAAGCCCGCGAGAAAACTGTCCGTAAAAAGTCTTGGCAGCGTCCGGAAACACTTCCATCGCCAACACCTGAAGACGGTTATTCATACCGCTGGATTCGCGTGAGTACACAAGGTAATACTGACGCCACAAACGTTTCTTCAAAGATGCGTGAAGGTTGGGAGCCTGTAAAGGCAGCAGATCATCCAGAAATTACGTTGGTAACTATCGAAAATGAACGATTTGCTGACAACGTGGTAATTGGTGGCCTATTGCTTTGTAAAGCTCCAGTAGAACTAGTTCAGGAACGAAATGAGTATTACGATACACAAAGTAAGTCTCAAATGAACGCTGTAGACAACAACTTCATGCGTGAGAACGATCCTCGTATGCCTCTTTTTAATGAGAGGAAATCGAAGGTCACTTTTGGTAACGGAACTTAATAGGAGCTTAAAATGGCTTATCCTACAGTAAGCGGTCCTTATGGACTCGTTCCGGTAAAATTGTTGAGCGGCTCTCCTTTCGTGGGCGTAACTCGCCACTTTAAAATTGCAAGTGGTTATGCTACGGCTATATTCAATGGGGATGCTGTTAAACTAGTTACTGGAGGCACCATTGAGCGTGATACGTTTGATGCTGCTATGACACCCGTGGGTGTCTTTCTTGGCTGTTCTTATACAGACCCTAACCTTGGTTACAAGGTATTTCGCCAAAGTTATCCAGCAAGCACTGTTGCTTCGGATATAGAAGCGTACGTTGCAGATGCCACTGACCTTTTGTTTAAGGTTGCAGTTGTATCTTCTGGTACAACTATTGGTGATCTTGCACAGACTGATGTTGGTGCAAACGTCGCGGGTGTAGACAACACTGGTGATTCAGCTTCGGGTAACTCTCGTAGTGCGATCTCAGATACGTCTGCAACTACAAATACTCTTCCTTTCCGTATTGTCGGCTTGGTTGAGGAAACCAAAAACGCATCTGGTGGTTTTACCGAGGCTTACGTTAAATGGAACGTTGGTCATCAGTATGATACTACCACTGGCGTATAAGGAGGTATGAGTTATGGCTATATCACGCGCCCAGTTACTTAAAGAACTCTTACCCGGCCTGAACGCCTTGTTCGGGATGGAGTATGCGAAGTACGGCGAAGAGCACGCCGAAATTTATGAAACTGAATCTTCAGATCGCTCGTTTGAAGAAGAAACCAAATTATCAGGCTTTTCTGCAGCACCAGTTAAAGATGAAGGTTCTGCAATCGAGTATGATAATGCTCAAGAAGCGTGGACTGCACGCTATACACACGAAACCGTCGCAATGGGTTTCTCTATTACTGAGGAAGCTATTGAGGATAACTTGTATGACTCCTTGTCTGCACGTTATACAAAAGCGTTGGCTCGTGCTATGGCGTATACCAAGCAGGTTAAAGCTGCTGCAGTTCTTAATAACGCTTTTGCCGCTGGTACTACATATGGTGACGGTAAATCCTTGTGTGCTACTGACCACCCATTAGTATCTGGTGGAACTAACTCAAACGAACCAGCAGTCGCTGCTGACCTTAACGAAACTTCTTTGGAAGCGTCTGTTATTCAAATTGGTCAGTGGACAGATGAGCGTGGGTTGTTGATTGCAGCTATGCCGCGTAAGTTGATTATTCCATCAAACTTACAATTTGTTGCTACTCGCCTTCTAGAAACAGAAGGTCGTGTTGGAACAGCGGATAATGACATCAACGCACTTCGCAACAATGGTTCTGTACCTGAAGGATATTCAGTTAACCATTATCTAACAGATACGGATGCTTGGTTCTTGATGACTGACGTTCCAAACGGCTTGAAGCACTTTGTTCGTGCACCGATGGCTACATCTATGGATGCAGACTTCGACACAGGCAATAGTCGCTATAAAGCACGTGAGCGTTATTCTTTTGGGGTATCTGATCCCTTGGGTATCTTCGGGTCACCCGGAGCATAACCACATTAAAAAGGGGGCGATTTACTTTGCCCCCTTTATTTTTATTTTATTTGTGATATAAGTAATTAATCCCTGACAGTCGCATTGGGCGGCTGACACTAGCCAAGACAGGAGATTCACATGGCTAATACAACATTTACCGGCCCAGTAAGGTCGGAAAACGGTTTTCAAGACATTACTAAAGACGCAACAAGCGGGCTTGTTACTAGCACTATGACGCTTCAGACGTACGAAGCTACCATTACTGTAGCAAACGGTGCTACAACGGGCAAAGAGGGAGCTGTTGGTATCCCTGCTAATTTTATACCCATGGGTGTAACGATTGCCGTAACTACTGCAGCAGCTAACAATGTAAATCTTGTTGATATCGGTACAGATGCAGACACAGACGGTTATGTGGACGGTATTTCAGTGGCTGTAAATAGCACTGGGTTCAAAGGTTTCTTTGGGTGTAACGGTATTCTTGGTATGTCTGGTTTTACCACGGGGTCATCTGGGCTTGTGGGCGACGAGGTTGAGTTAGTTGTCTCAGGCGATCCCGGCGGCGACACTGTAATTGTTCTGAAGTTTTTTGGTATTTCCAGTTCATCAGACGCATCATAATTGGAGGTGATACATGAGTCATTCCTCTGACGTATTAACAAAACGTGTTACTGGAACAGGTTCTTTAGCGGTTGGTCCCGCACGTATTCGTCAAATACAAGTCTTAACAGATTCTGGCGGTGCGGGCAGGCTAACAATTACTGACGCTAATGGAGGCAGTACAGTGTTAGATTTGGATTTTAAGGCGTCTGACTCACATTCTGTCAATATTCCTAATGATGGTATTAGATGTGCTTCTGATGTGTATATATCTGCAGCAACAAACATCACTGCCATGACAGTGTTCTACAATTAGGGTGCTTACATGCGGGTTTATTATAAAAAAGGCGGGGGCGTAAAATCCCCTGCTTGGCAACGTAAAGAAGGCAAAAGTAAGTCTGGTGGACTTAATGCTAAAGGTGTTGCTAGCTACCGCAAAGCTAACCCCGGCAGCAAGTTAAAAACTGCTGTCACTACAAAACCTAGCAAACTTAAAAAAGGTTCTAAAGCTGCTAAACGGCGTAAGTCTTTTTGCGCTCGTATGAAGGGCATGAAAAAAAGCCGTACAAGCGCAAAAACAGCTAATGATCCAAATAGTCGTATTAATAAAAGTCTACGGAAGTGGAATTGCTAATGGCTATTAGTCGTGCAAATATGAAAAAACAAATACAAACGCCGCCTTCTAAACTGTCTCAACAGCGTAAGAAAGCTGCAGCTAAAAAACGTAAAAAGGAAATTAATGCCGTATCTACAAAGTAGTATTCCGTACTTTAAGGCATGGGTACGAAGAGAATACACAAAAAATTTGGAAGACTATCACGGAGAGTTTTTACACGCCATGGTTGTTGCAGTAACCACAATGCCGAATAGAACACTTAGTTTCCAAGTGATTTTTACTGGCTGCGAATCTGACGATACAGATGATCCGAATGTTCATGGCGGAGCTATGTGGGCACGTATGCCACTCACTGCCCTCGTTGCGGATACTCCGTTAGAAGAATGGCCTACGGAACTGCCTCCGTATATGGCACAACCTTGGGATTGTATGTCCCATACTCATTCAGTTTACAAAATAGAACGCGCATCTCCTGCACCATGGATAGCTAAAGTTGATGGCGAGTTTTATCCTGCAAAATACTATTTTACTGTTGATTATACTGATAGTGAAGTTGCAGATGATCCCGCACAACACAAACAAAGTCATGTACTCGAGTTGTTAGACGCTGGAGAATATACTGGAAATATGGTGGCATTACCAAATAATCGGGTTCGTGTTACGCACCCTGCGTGGTTTGAAACAGGGCAAGGTGCTCCAGACTTTAAACCGAATCAACATTCCTACGGTTCAAAAGAAGATGTAGATTACGTTTGGGATACGAATAGAGTATTTAACAATTTGTATAAGGAGACTGACAATGATGAAACCTAAAGTACGACCTTCAAAAATGAAAAAGAAAAAAAGTGGCGCTCCTACAAAATCTTTGCGCCCTAGAGCACGTCCTGTAGACGATGGCGGCGCTGTAGCACGAGGAAATCGTGCGGCTATGCGAGAGGCTACAGACGCAGCTACACTTACTATGCCAGAAGGACAAAATATGAAAGCTGGTGGTATGGCTAAGAAAGGCTTCAAAGCTGGCGGCACCCCATACACCAAAACGAAAAAAGGCTTTAAAGCTGGCGGCAAAATGAAAAAAGGCTTCAAAGCTGGCGGTAAGTTAGAAATGGTTAAAAACAAACAGGGCAATACGGTTCCTTTTTACGCTGCTGACGGCAAAGGTAAAATGAAAGCTGGCGGTAAAGTTAAAAAAGGTTATGCCGCAGGTGGTAAAGCTAAAGGTGCAGCTAAAGGCGGTAAAGTAAGAGGGGCGGGCATTGCTCGTAAAGGTGTACGCCCTGCCAAGATGCTATGAACAAGAATCGTTCTGCACAATTAAGAGACCAGCTAGCGGGGTTGTCACCTGATGACGACATGTACCAAGTGTTGTTAGACGAGATAATGATGTTAGAAGGTAAAGGACCGTACGCCAAACCTAGAAAGTTTGGAGGCGGTGGTAAAGTTCGTGGGTATGGTAAAGCTCGCGGTGCTAAACCCTGTAAGATGAGGTGATAGTTCATGCGTAGATATTATAAATCAGGCGGAAAGATTTGTGCAAAGGGTAAATCATGGGCAAAACGTACTTTTGATACGTATCCTTCCGCGTATGCAAACATGGCAGCGTCTAAATACTGTAAAGATCCTAAGTATGGCAAAGGCAAAAAGGCGAAAAAGTAATGGGCGAGCTAAAGAAATGGCGAGACCAGCAATGGGTAAGGATTGGAACCGATGGTAAAGTCAAAGGCCCGTGCGGCACTTCAAAAGATAAAAAGAACCCTGACAGGTGTCTTCCAAAAGCTAAAGCAAATAGTCTTTCGAAAGACGAAAAAAGAAAAACCGCGCAAAAGAAAAAACGCGAAGGGAAAAAAGGCAAAACAGTAGTAAAGAATACAAAAGCTGCTACAGTAAAATTGTCCAATGGTGGATTAGCACGCCGTAAACGCTCTATTGCAAGAGGTTGTGGCGCGGTTATGGAGAATAAAAGAAAACAAACATTATATACGTAAGGGTAGGATATGGAAATTTTTCAAAATGGC